GCGATGACTCCTTCACCATTACCTTGCATTCCAGCAGTGTAATATTTTTTAGACTTCTTAGGAATATCATCTTGATTGATGTTAGAGTTGTAATTACTATCAACAGGTAGAGAGTAGAAATTCTCTCCTAAAATGTACGGGTATTGCGGTACTTGATTGCTATCAATAGTAATGAAATAAGCATAAGTTCCTTGCGGAAAGTCTGGGGTAATACAAAATCTTCCATTGTTTTGATCTAGTGTGCCACTCTTATGAGTGTACGTGTAGTCATTATTAAACGATCCAAGAGGATACTTGGAAAGCGAAGGACCTTCTTTACGAGTTCCATTCAAAGAATAACTAGATGTCATTCTTACAATCGAAGAACTAGGATCTAGTGGATTCTCATAACCAAAGGCACCGTAAATTGGGTTACCATCGTAAGCGAATCCAACAATAGGAGAATGAGTTTTTTCAGCAGGTTCAGTTCCTGCACTGTTGATATTATCGTTAAGAGCAACACGTAAAGCTTTTGGATTAGCAACGTGTCCATAACCATACTCTAAAGCACTATTATAATTTTGGAAGATATAACCATACTCAGTATCAAGTTCATTTTCTAGTTTGTTAAATCTATTGAAATTCCATTCCTTTAACAGAGGAATACCAGTTGCATCTTCACCAACAGGAATGATATCTACCCTGACAGTATTTTGATTATAGAAATTACCTTCATCAATTTTTTCAAATCCAGTAATCTCACCGTCAGTGTTTACAATCGCATTGTAATTTGCAAATCTACCTCTACCAGCATTGTCTGTAATTCTTACAAGTGGTGGAGAAGAATAGAATTCACCAGCATTATCAATAACAAGACTTGTTACTTTACCACCAGTTACAATTGCACGCACAGATGCATTCCTACCAGAAGTGATAGTAACATCTGGAGTTCTTGGAAAAACATCTTGAGTATCTACGATGATTCTCTCTACAACCTGACCAGTTAAGACTGCTCTAGCTTTATTAGGTACCTGATCAATCAATACGAAAGGTGGTTTAGCATAACCCCTACCTTGTGTGTTGACTTTGATTTCTTCTAACTTACCAAAACGAATACTATCGTGATCCCTGAAACCGTAGACAGGAACACCGTTTAGAAGGATACCAACATCTCTATTTGGAGTTTTATATTTTTCTGTTGTTCTTGTTGCTTCTTTTCTAATAATACGAAGAATTTTTTGATCTAGTAATTCTTCATTTACTGTAGATCCATCAAGAATCTTATATGATGGGAAAGACGAAGATGTGATATAATAATATTGATCATCTGCAAAAATGGATGATACATCTGTAGTTAATTCACTTAAGGAAGATTGAACACTAGGTAATGTTGGAATTACTGGTGCAGATCCTGAATTCAACAACCATCTTGTCTGGTTGGTATTAGTTTGTACAATTTTAGTATCATCAGTCTCAAAACCAGGATTAGATACTTGAATCTTATCGTTAGGACTGGAATATGGTTGAGCAGATTCTGTTGTTAAATTATAAACAACTCCAAATGTAAGTAGTGTTACATCAGAGTTTGCAATCGTTACTGGTTTGTATACTGATGTTCCTGCTGGATATGCAATAGCTCCAGAAGGTTGTCTATCCTTGATAATAAACTGAGTAACAGTTTTCTCTTGGAATGTAATTGTCTCATCACCAATTAAAATAGAACCAGTCTTCTCCCATCCAAGAGTAGATGACACATTGATTCTATTACCAGTGCTGTCTGTTCCAGCAACTGCTTTCTCAAGTTTAGTCTTAGTTGAGATTGCAAATTCACCATTAACTGTCTCTGGTGCTAATACAATATTGTAAATTACTTCGTTATCTGCTGTACCATCAGCATATACGTTATCTACAGTGGCATCTGCATATCCATACTCTGCAGTAGCTTCCTGTACAACCTTCTTTCCAATTAAACTTCTAACATCACCAGATACAACCTTACACTTAAGAGCAAATACATTAACCCAATCAGAATCAGATGCCTTATATGTAAAATCTCTCGGTTTATAAACTTCTGGTTTATTGTCTACTTCTTTAGCGACAATAGTATTGAAAATAAATTTGATGGAACTTGTAGTTCCTTTTGCTTTGTAAAACTTCTGAATATTTTTAATCAGAGTTCTCTTATCTACTTCACCTTTGAGATACTTCTCTGGAAAAGAACCAAGATACTGGTTCTCAAAATTCTTAATTAATGCATATAAGAAAAGGTTGCTTACATTAAGAACCTTTTGACCAGAGCTATGTGGTGCTGCATCTGTGCTGGTGTACCCTGACGAGTTATAAAGATCACCCAGAGTTGTGTTACCACTGACACCTCTAACTGCTCCTGATAGAGTCGTTCCTGTTCTTGATTCATAAAAAATGATTTCATCATCAATTTTTATGTATCCGTTTTTCTCTGGAAAACTCGTTGCATCTTGTAATACAATTGTATCATCAGTATCAGTGATACTAACGTCCAACACATCAGACTGTTTAAGGAGATTTTCTTCATAATAATCTATGTCTGCATATTTTTGAATGTTGTTAATAACATCCAGCGTGCCACCTTGCACCTCCTGCTGTTCATAATACTTAGTAACAAACTTACTAAAAAGTTCGTACTCTGTACTGATGAATTCAGGAAGCTGCGATTCAATGAGAGTAGAAATTCTCTTAGTCTTTACAGCAGGCATTTACTTTACTCTTTATATGCAGTGAATGAGGAATTAGCAACATCAACGTCAAGGTATACTTCACGCATCGCCTTGATATCATTAGAAAGTGGTTTGACTCTAACAGAAATGCGATTGTCGAAGAAACTACCTTTGATGATAGTTAAGTTGTACATTTTAAGTTCGCCTTTGACATAATCAATGTCGCCAACTTCCTTGTCGAGAACAACCTTTTCGCCAGTTACGCTATCTATTCTATATAGGACAATTTTGCTATCCCTGTCCTCTACATAAACATCGAAATTGGGATATTCAGTAACTCTAAATCCAGTGCTAGAAAGGATTGGATCATCACAGTCCTTATCAAATGCATTCTGGAAACATACTTCATAATAGAAGGTAGAATTAAGAGAAGGATAGAAGTCCTTTCTCATTGTGACACTAGTGAGATTGGAATTGATAGACTTATCTGAATCATCAATCACACTAACCAGTTTACTGTACCTAAACTTACCATTGAACTTTTCAGTATCACTAGTATCAAGATAAGACTGTACGTTACCGATTACTTTATCTCTAATCTGTGATGGTGTCTGATCTGTTGCCTCACGGTTGTAGTAAATCTTACTTGAGACTTCAACAAATAGAATAGAAGGATCTATTAACTGAGGTTCTACAGATGCAACAACATACTTCTTTAATTCTTCTACAATACTGTTCTTTGTCAGTGATGTAATGTAACTTGCATCTTTTGGTTTCAATGCAATGAATACTTTACCATATTGTGGTGGATCCTGATCCTCACCACCAAAAATAATGATGTCACTGGTTGCAGGATACACTTGACGTACAATTGCCTCATAGTCCTGAGAGGTCACTGCACGGTCTTGTGTGCCGTATGCCTTAGGAGCGGTATATTTGATCTTCTGTGTGCTTTCAATCTCTTCACCGCCTGCTGAGGCAACAGTAGAGGTTATAGATGTAGTAAATGCATTAGGAGATACACCATTAGGGTTCTCTAGTACACCAGAGAAGACAAATGTACGAACTCCATTACTTTCAGGACCTGATGTTGTTAAGTAAGATACCTCAATACGTGCATTGTTCTCTAATTTCTTACCTAGAACACCATCGCCCATCAAAATCTCATATCTCTCATCTTCAATCTCATCAAGGAAGAAGACTTTAGATGTAGCGTCCACACCTAGAATGTTATCTGCTATTAGGTATGGTTCACTGAAACTACCTCCAGTAGGAAACACCTTTACTCGGATAGTGTTAGTATCAATATTTGCGTTATCAAGAATAAACCTTTGACTCTTTAATGCAGAGCTAACAGTAAATGTATTGACAAGTTGAGTTCCTTCTTTGACTTCAACGTTAGTAAATGTGGCAACATTATTAATTACCTGTGCCTTTACATCATCAAGTGTAACATACTGATAGATGTTGTTATCATAAGAAGCAATAAATCCTGTTCCTTTCTTCAGGATCAGTTCTGTATCAGTTGTTGGGTTATCATAAGTTACAGTAAAAGAGACATACGCAGTAGGAGCGGTAGCACTCTTGGGTCTGTACCCTAGTTGCTTCGCAATCGCTACTACGTTGTCTCTCAAGGTGGCAGAATCAATGAATAGTTCATTGACTACCATGTTTGTATTAAACGCCGTATAGTAGGTGTTATAGGCGAGTGTATCAATTAAGGTGGACAATGCCGATCCATCAAAATCGTAGTCAGTAAAATCTGACTGTGCTCTCATGTATTCTTTGAGAGATGTTTTGATCTGGTCAAAATCTAAATTGGCAACCTGAGTATAAGGCATTATCGTGTACGCTCTAAGATGAACTCTACTGCCACTGGTGTGTCTTCTCTTCCAGTAATTCTATACTGAAGTTCTACGTTATAACCATTGTTATCATAATCAGGTTCACATAGAATTTCATCTACAGCTATTCTTGGTTCATAACGAGTAATGGTTTCTCTGATTTCTTGCTTAATAGTACCAGCAGACGCATAATCCAATGGTTCAAATAGCATGTTCTGAATATCACAACCTAACTCAGGTTGAAACGGTCTTTCACCTTTCCTTGTAAGCAACAAACCTGTGATTGCTTGAACAATCGCAGCCTTATCCTTCACTGATACTAAGTCATCAGTAACGGGATGCTTTTTAAATGTAACACTCAAATCTTTGAATGTTTGAAAGGTTGGCATTTAGACACAGCAAGGCTGTTTCTATTTATCACTTACCACAGAATCCGTCCGCCCACTCTTGCTCACTTAACATTTGTTTCTTGTTTTCCATCTCCCACAACTCCCTATCATCATTCTTCTTAATCTTCCTCAAAAGTCCTTCAGAATCATATTCTGTGATGAGTCTACGTCCACTGTTAATGAACTCTTCTGATTTGTCTACTTTAATCACCATGGTTCTCCAGTAAAAGGTTTAATAGAACTTTTATTGGGGTTACCATCCCACATGTATTTATGTCCGCGTAATTATCGCGGAACTTATGCTAGGAATTCAACATTCCCGCTTGGTTGAGTTTTCTCAGCAGGTGTTTCCCAGAAATAATCATCAGTATCTCCTAGTCTTCCCCAGTCCGTTCCTGACTCGACTTGGTATTCAATCGTAGAAACCTTAAAGTCTGGCGTCTTGGGGTCTTGTGGCGTGATAGAGAGGTCATACAGACGCATCCTGTTGTTCGGATACAATGCATACTGTCCATTTTCAAGTTGAATGCAGTTATGACTCTTATGCTCTTGTGGAACCTCACTCACATTATTATCTACGACATCAATATTCGCATGGTAGTTATCAAGAGTAAACAAATACTGTCCATGCATCAACCCGTGGTCTCTGGTGCGGATCTCACAGTCCATTGAGGAAATGAAACCCTTATTGATTGCCATCACGCCGTAATCCATACAATTCCAGAATTGAAGATTCTCCAGACTCATATCTGGCGTCGGCGTTTTCGGTGCTCGGAGAAAAGCACTTATTGGTAACTTATCATACATCGCACCATACTCAGGTAGATACGTCTCAAAGTAAAATGCACGACCAGGTATACTCTTACAAGCAACCCAGACGCCCTCTACAAATTCTCCATGTCCACTCTGATGGTCGGTAAGATATTCTTTCCGTACCCATACCTTCTCAGCAGGCAAATTACAAATTAAGTTCATTCTAAAGGTTCAATTCCGTATGGTGTTAAATCGTAATAAGGGATCGTTAGTGGTTCACCCTTTCTTTCTTTAGGTTTTCCTATCTTATCTAATATCTCAGCGGGTATCTTCTTCTTAGAAATATCATAGGGTATCGGAGCGTTCGCTACACATACCCTAATACATTCCCACTGCTCTTCGGTGAACGTGCTGTTGTTATACATTACTTCTCCTTCTTGGGGTAGTAAACTTCTACGTAACTGTCACACTTAGGACAGTGGAGGTTAGTAACAAAACTATACTCTTCGAGATGTTCACAATCATTGTCACCACCCCAGATCAGTTCTGTATCACAATGCCAACATCTCACCTTCCTTGTCCTCTGTAACGCTTTGTCTTTGCATTGCGAGACGTGGCACTATACTTTGTGTGCTGTCCCGAACCCTGACGGGTCTTTTTGGGACGAGTCTCAATGCTAGGACCGCCAGAGAGTCCGCCTTTTGCTTTTGCCATAGTTTAAGTTAATCTTGTACCAATCTTTATTTTAGGATGTTGGAACGGTCCTGTCAAGGGTCTGGGTGAACCTCCTATCAACAACTGTGCTTCGTCCCCAGTAACAGCAGGTAACTGCCCATTGATAAAGACAGTTGTGTTCACAAATGGTCGAATCGTCCGAGTACCTGGTTGACAGGGTAAAGGACTCAGAGGATTGATCTTAACTCCTGTTACATCATCACACACATAGGGGTCAGGAGAACCTGCAATGATCTCCAAGGTCTCTCCACCTACTTTCACCGTTGTCGGTATTGGAGTCCCTCCTATGGGTGCTGGATTGTATATACAGGTTCCATCCGTTGATGTTGTATCAATCGTTTCTGTACTTGCGAGGTTTGGCATCAGTCTTGCCTCCAATCCATTTCATAATAAGCAGAAACTGTAAGGTCATCCCATGCATCAGGTAGTCTACCACTTTCACCACGACGAGACCTCATTCTATTCACTTTACTAACTGGTAGTTCTTTGAGTTCGGGATTATTAAGAATGTCTTCAAGTTGAGACTTTTCATTCCTACTACGAATCTTCCTCATAGGATATCCATAAGGTAGATTGCGATTAGTTCTGGTCATCAGTCCTCCTGTAAAACTTCGTTAATGCAATGAGGACATTCTTTCAGAAAAGGAACGTCTTCCTTAGCATGTTTCATTGCATCATACGTATTCTCTGCATACTCACAGATCTCGTGATGCTTTCGTTGAAAATCGTCGTATCCGATAGTGTAATGCATTTACATAAACCTCGAACGTGCTATTTTGCTTAGATCTCCTTTGAGACCTTCCACATTATTATGTAGATAGTCAAGCGTCTGAGCGACGGTTTCGTAGTCCTCTCCCGTTGGTCGCTTGTACATCAACGATGGATTCGCTAATCTCTCCAGAGTTTTCTCTAGGGTGTTCAACTTCTCGGACTGCCATAGGAGTGTTTCCTCCAGTTCGTTCAATTTCTTTGATAACTCTTCCATCATTTTGGTCTCCTTTCATATAAGCGTTAGTGGCGCGATTTTCAAATTCATCACAAAACTCATCAAAGTTTGCTAGGATCTTGTCGTAATCGCTGAAGTCAACTTTTTGAGGCATTTTTTTGCTGGAAAATTTTTTTGGAATTCAAGGTTTTGAAAAAACCATTTTCAAATTTATTTATTTCCATCAATATCCTCTTGGTGCTCGATCCTGTCTAGGTATCAGAACCCATTTTCCATCTTGCTTAATATACCTCGAAGGTCTTCTGTTGCTTCTCTCATCTTTCTTCTTTCCATACATGCGTTCCACGATGGTTCCTTCTGGAGCACCATTACGTGCCATGTTGTCTGCTCTCGTAGACCATCTAAGATTACTTACATGATTGTTTTCTTTGTTCTCGTCAATGTGATCAATATCTGGCAGGTTATCTGGATTCGGGATGAATGCCTCGGCAACCAAGCGATGTACGTACTCCTTCGTTTGCTTCACGAACTTACCGTCGTCATCATAGAGCGAGATGTTCACTGCCTGATATCTACCACCCTTTGAGGTTTTGTTTCCTCTGTCGTGAGATTTCAGTGGTTGACCTTTGAAGTATACTTGTCCTTCGTCTGTGACTTCGTACTTTGTGAACCTTGTGGGAACTTTTTTCATAGCGGATTTTTTTTATTTTTATTATAGCACAATATTTCAATGTCGTCAGGATACTTTTGTAGACTCGCTAATAATTAGGAGTCCCACCATCGCTTGGCGACCCTTAACCACATAAAAAACGGGCATATTACTGCCCGTTAGTGTTCTTTCTCTGTGCTAGGGTGCGGTAGAGATTCGGATTAAAGAGCATATTCCTCTGGGGTCGCTCACTCTTGCCTACCGCGTTGGGGCTTAC